TTCCATAAAAAACGATTTGCCAAATTATATCCTGGATATAAATGACAGACAAAAAAGCTTTCGGGATATTAAAATTTTCCGCATGAACGAATTCACAAAAAACGTTTTCAAGAAAATAGATCTGAAGAAAGAAGATGGAGAACAATGGAAGATAGCGTCACTTAAACAAGAGATTATCGATCTCAAAAAAATTATAGCGAGGCAAAATGAAGCCATCAACAGCAATAAGTGAAATCAGCAAACTTTTATCAAACTTCAAACCAGTCTTGTTATCTGGGCCACCAGCAATAGGCAAAACGTCAATTATAAAACAAATTGGCGAAAAACTCAACAGAAAAGTGATCATATCACATCCAGTTGTATCGGATCCAACCGATTACAAAGGCATGCCGTTTATAATTAACGGTGAAGCTAAATTCATGCCATTCAATGATCTTAAAATATTGATCGACACACAAGAACCGATCATATTTCTGCTTGATGATCTTGGGCATGCTCCGCATTCGGTTCAAGCTGCAGCAATGCAACTTTTATTAGAGCGCCGCATCAACGGATACCATGTATCGGATCTGGTAACGTTCGTGGCAGCAACCAACCGGCGCAAAGACAAAGCCGGCGTGAATTCGATAATCGAACCACTGAAATCAAGATTTTGTACAATCATCGAAATTGAAGCAGACTTGGACGATTGGGTAAAATGGGCCACGGAACATGATATAGTTGAAGAAGTGATATATTTCATCAAATGGATGCCGGAATTCCTTTGCGACTTTCAACCAACCTCGGAATTAACGAATTCGTCGATGCCAAGAACTCTGGAACACTTGTCGGATGCCTTTAAATGTGGTATTTCTCCAGAAGCAGAATTACAGATTTTCTCAGGTACAGTGGGCGAACAAGCTGCGACAAGCTTCATTGGGTTCCTGGAAATTTGGCGATCATTAACAAAACGATTCATTATCCATCAAATCATAAGTAACCCCATGGGTATGGAAATTCCAGGAGAAGATGAAACATCGGTGAAATATGCTATATGCGGCAAACTATCTCAATTATGCGATAAAAACAACTTTGATTCGATTATTAAATACAGTGAACGACTTGGAGCCGAATATTCAGTTATGTTAGTCAAGAATTGTGTAACCAAAGACCCGTCGCTCAAAGAAACCGAAACTTTCGTAACTTGGGCAATCAATAACCAGGACATGCTGATATGAAAGAAGAATACATTAAAAATAAAGGTATTTATTGTCCGTACTGCAAGTCAACACGACTAAGAGCAAATGGGAATCTTTCTGCAAAATATGCCGAAATAAAAGAATTTGTTACATGCTATGATTGCGGAAGTGAGTGGTATGATGTCTACAAGCTTCAAGATATTAAAATAATCAAAAAAGGAATCGCAGCATGAAAGCAAAATACATTAAAAATAAAGGTATTCGTTGCCCGTACTGCGAATCAGAGAAAATATTCGCTGATGGGCAACTAAATACAGATGGTCATGAATATGGGGTAGCCAAAGACTTGGTTCGTTGCTACGACTGTGGAAATGAATGGTATGATATCTACAAACTACATGATATCGAATTGGTACAAGAAAGGCAAGTTGCATAAATGTAACGGAATGATGTTCAGAAACTTAAAAATGTTGAGGAAATTAAATGAAACGAAGAACAATCAAAACAGTAATCCGTAAAAAGATCAACGAATGGCTAAACAGCATCTCAGATTTAACTGTCCGTAAAATGCTGGAAGACAACATCATTGTTACGGGCGGATGTATAACGTCAATGCTACTCAATGAACCGGTTAACGATTTTGACATCTATTTGAAAACACAGGACGCGGCGCTATTGGCAGCTAAGTATTATGTTGGACAATTACCTTATGAAGACGTAGAATTTGATACAGATGATCCGGAACGAGTAAGTATCTACATTAAAGCAGAAGACATCATCGAAAATGATACAGCGGAAGAATTTGATCGAGATCAAGTAATTGAAGACCAAGAAGACAAGAAATACAATCCAGCCTTCATTACAGAAAACGCCATCACGCTTTCAGACAAGATTCAAATTATCATGCGATTCATTGGTGAGCCAGCCGAGATACATAAAAATTACGACTTTATTCATTGCACCAATTACTGGTCATCCTGGGATAATGAACTGTACTTGAATCAGCCGGCACTTGAAGCAATCATAAGCAAAGAACTGGTTTATAGCGGATCGAAATATCCAGTTTGCTCAATGATTCGAACACGAAAATTTATTCGGCGCGGCTGGCAAATAAACGCAGGGCAATATGTCAAAATGGCATTCCAAATTTCAGAGCTGGATCTTTCCGACGTGGCTGTCCTCCAAGAGCAATTGGTAGGTGTGGATACAGTATACTTTAGTTCATTGATACGTACTTTGGAAAATAGGCAAGAACCAATCACTGCAGATTATATCTGCGATATTCTCGATAAAATGTTCGATTAACATTCACGGCCGGAAATTTCTTCTCCAGGGTTACAATGGTGTCGCTACTGGAATGCCGGATTAGTTTCCGGCCGTACTTTTTAAAAAAGAAAATAAAATGGATTTTGGAAGCGCATTGAAAAAAGCAAGATCAGATAAGAAAATGACTCTTAGGGAACTTGGAAAATCCATAGAAGAATCAATAGGATACATCTCTGACCTTGAACACAATCGGATAAGTCCAAAAGATCTTGATCAAGTCAAAAAGATTGAGAAAATTCTTGGGCTTAATTTTTTTATTTAAATGAAACAACAAGGAGAAACAAAATGATTCAAGATAAAGCAATGCTCGTAAGTCTCAAGATTTCTATGATTGGGATGTCCAAAAAAGACAAAGAAGTAACTGAAACAGCAAACAACCAATACAATGCCGAAAAAGACGCCGGATCATATTCAAAGTCACTAATTGCAAGGGAAGACATTGCAGATGTAAAACACGTTGCTGGAAAAGCCAGAAAATTCCACACGGATCAAACATTAAGCTGGTCAGACAACAACGAACGGATACTGCCGTCAAAAAATTATTTGGAATATTCAAATGGCCTCAGTGATCTAAAAGCTGAATTCGAAACTGCAGTAAGTATATTCGCAGATAAGTATCAAGATATGATCGCGAAACAACAGACCAAAATGGGCAGCATGTTTGATATCGATGATTACATTGCGCAATCAGAAGTGGTAGACGAATTCAGCTTCGAATATCAAATCATGCCAGTTCCAAGCGCAGATGATTTCAGATTATCGCTAAGCGATGATGAAGTAAAAGAAATCAAAGCAAATATTACAAAGGCTGAATCAGAACGAACCAAGGCCGCAATGAGTGCGCTATGGGAACGTGTGTATAACAATATAACGAACATGGAAACACAACTTGGAAAAGAAAATGGCAAGATATACAATACACTGCTCAGCAACACGATTGATTTAGTTAAACTGCTCGATAAACTAAATATCACGGATGATCCAGAGCTGGAAAGAGTACGTAAAGAAATTGAAGATCGGTTATGCGTATTTGAAATTAATGAACTCCGTAAAAAACCTGAAATTCGAAAAGAAGCTATGGGCGCAGCAAAAGAAATCCGTAAGGATATAGCCAACGTAATGGGGATTGCCGTATGACAGGATCATTCAAAGAAGAATTGTTCATGGTGTTGTGGATCATAATTCTGTTATTATCAAGGTTAAACGGATACGATCTGTTCGCATATCTCGCATCTGCAATGGCGATTTGGAGTGCAATCAATTTATTTCGTGCAGCATACTATGAATTCAAGGCATTGAAAAATGAATATGAAAACAAAATTAACAAAAGCAAGGATTAAGCTAATCATGAGGGATCCGTTTTATGGAAGCCTTGCCATGAAACTCAAACTCGTTGAAGATTATTCAGCGCCAACTTTATGGACAAACGGAGAACAAATAGGATATAATCCTGATTTCATAGATAGTTTAACAACTGATCAAACAAAATTTGTAATTGCCCATGAAGTTTTACATCTGGTTTTCGGTCATCAAGGCAGAAGGAAAAACCGTGATCGAAAAGTATGGAACATGGCCGGGGATTTTGTTATAAATGGCTTGCTAAAGAAATCAGGATTCAAAATAAAAAAGAATATCTGTCTTAATAAAAGATTCAATGATCAAGTTACTGAAAAAGTATACGCAACCTTGATCAAAGACATGAAAGAAGATAACCTTGATGGGTATAATAGCAAGGAACAGCAGGTGCTGTCAAAGCTGTCAGGTGAAATGTCCAGTCAAAACGTAGATACCAGCGTAGTAAATGACTCAAATGATACAGACATCAAAAGCGATCCATTCGAATGCGGAGAAGTCCGGGATGCACCAAAAGAAGATTCTACAAAAAAATGGGAAATCGCAGCGATTCAGGCAGCACAGCTTGCAAAAAGCCAAGGCAGTAATTTAACGGCCGGCATTAAAAGGATAATAGAAGAAGCATCAAGAAACAAAATAACCTGGGCGGAAGAATTAAAGAACTTCTTTGAGGAATTAACCAAAAACGATTACACATGGACACGCCCAAATCCTCGGTACTCTTGCCACGGGTTCTACCTGCCAGCTCTTCAATATAAAGAACTCGATGAAATTGTAGTAGCTGTGGATACGTCTGGATCGATAAATGAAAAAGACTTGGCAAACTTTGCTAAAGAAATATCATCAATTCTTGAAACATTTCCAACAATAAAAATAAAAATTATTTATTGTTCAAATCATATTCGTGAAGATGTGACAGAATTAACTAAAGACGATCTCCCGTTTAAATTTGAAGCATACTGGGGTGGAGGAACGTCCTTTAAGCCAGTATTTGAATTAGTAAAAACATTTGACGAAAAACCGAAATGTTTATTATATTTCACAGATCTATGGTGCAACAGTTACCCTGATATAGAACCTGATTATCCTGTTCTATGGATAGATTCAGACCGAGCCAGGGAAATAAGAAATCATTATCACATTCCACCATTCGGTAATATAATTAAAATGGATTTTCATCATGAAAATTGAAAAATTTCCAGATAAAGCACATCTTATAATAATGATCCACAACTATACTGTTCACTGCATAATATAACAAAGAGCAATGATCCAAGGAAATTTATGGAACTAATGAAAATTAACCCAAACTCAAAAGAAGGAAAGCAAATCATTGTCGACTTTGTTAAAAAAAATATGTAATATGTATAAAAATGAACAAAAAGATATGGTAAATAAATCACCGGAAGCATATGCCACGTCTCTAATTAAAGAAAACGATAGAATAACTAATGATCAAAAAGAAGCGATACGCATATTCATTGAACAAGCATTATCAAATAAAGACATTGAACACATTTTTACACCAATGTTTAGTATGGAAAACTCTGGTATAATGTACGGGCATCCGGAGTGTATTTTTAAAAACACTCCGATGCTCGCAATTGCAATAGATATTATAGGGAATTATTATTGCCTCGGCCAAGATCTCGACTATATTTTTTATTCACACGATCAGATCTCGGTCGACCCCTTTCGGCAGGAGCGATTAATGAAGGATCTTCATCAAATTTTTCAGGACGAAATCCTGGAACACCCGCCTCTGGATCCTGAGTGGAAACCTCTTTTTCTAAAGGATTCCCAGTAATATTTTCATCAAGTTCTTTTTCAATTTTCTTGAATTCATCATCTTTTAATTCAGGAACCATTTGATGCACAACTTGAGACTGCAAGACTTTATGGAACGTTTGAGAAGCAATATTCTCAAGTGCAGAAAACGAATTCTTTAAATTAACAGATAAATCATCAATACTAAAATTCTTAGATCTACTGATAGTGATTTTCTCATACACATCATCCATATTCTGCCATTTAAGCCAATATTTTATGATATTTTCTTCAGCTTCAGACAGATTATTTGATTTCTGTAACAGGACCGCATTCAACTGTTGAAATTCATACCGTAACGCTAATCCAGATGCGACTTCGTTATTGTTCTTGCGTTGGCCGTGGACACCAGATAAATGGGCAATACGGAATGCTTCATCAATTTTACGATCAACCCAACTAAGGATCGACATAATTGGTTCTTCGATCTTGGATTCCATCCAGTCTGGCTTACCGGCTGTTCCATGCTCAGGATTAAATTCCTGTACAGCATTTACTGCGACTGTATCATTATCAGGGGATTGAGCATCTTCTTCTTCCATTGGCTTACGGAACATTGGAAAACCTGCATATTTAATTACTTCTTCACCGGATGAAATATTCCGTATGATAGAAGCTGTAATTAAACTAATTTCCTTGATATCAGACTCGCCGAGATAATAATACTTGTTATTGATTCCACGGATATTAGTTAGCCATACGAAAGGGATTTCATTAAGAGGATTTTTGCCTTCGTTTTTAAGCACAATGCTATCGGTTAATGAATCATTCACAATCCATTGTTCCCAATGATCTCGATACCAGATAAGATATTTGTTTTTTTCTTCAAGCAATTTTAAATAAGATAAGTTTATACGATGCGAAATTGGATCTTTTTCAAATTTCCAGTTAAGGATATTCGGTAGAGTATACTGGCAGCAATACGGATAAGCACGATATTTTAATTCGTCTTCAACATTACGGATTTTGTCTACCCCTGGCTTATTGATCAGAACGCCAAGAGAGCCATAAACAGAAGAAAGTTTTTGACTTTCATTGAGAAAAATACCAAAATTCGTTCCAAGTAAATCGCAATCTCTGATAAACATAGCCCAAAGTTCATTCTTTTCAAGAACATTAAGATCTCTGGTAGGCGGTCGCTCTGTTAAATAAAAATTAAACAAATCAACAATACTCGCGGAATAATTAAAATTGATACCTTCATTTATACGCTCCTGCCAATTCGCGTATGATTCGCGCGTATTCCGTGTAAGACTTGTTCGAACTAACTCTTTACCACCTTCATAAGATTTGCTGTAAAAAAGCCAATTTTCAATATATTTTTTATACAGATCATGCGTTTCTTTTAATTCATCTATATCCATGCTAATCTCCTATTTATAATATTTGGCTCCGGATCTTATAAATCTCGGTTTTCCAGCCCAACGCAAGAATTGCGATGTGCTATCCACCATATCATCATGCTTATCATTTGGGAAACGAATCATTTGCGTTTCGTAATCAACCAACCATTTAGCCTTTTCAGGCAAGTAGACACGACCGGCTTCGATCAAAGCTGTGACTTCGGAGAGACGTATTTCTTTCGAAGCTTCAGCCTTGATAGCGATGACCGGTATTTTTGTGTTTTTCTTTAGCTCTTGGATAAGACTTTGGCCTGATGCTTTATCTTCAATAAGCACAGGAACAATCTTTTTATATTTTTTGGAATAATACTCATAGATTTGGATAACCTTTTTTTTAAGCTTTGGGAAATCCATACGTTTATTGATAACATCAAGCAGATAAAAATTCTTGTCTGCTAACCCCCAAACTGTGCCGGCCGATGGATCATTTAACTGTTTTTCTTTGAAAGCAGTATCCCAGGAAATCACGATCTTCTTGAATTCAGGTGGTGCTTTTAAATCATAACGATTAAACCAATCAAATTGAACCATACCTCCTTCGGTAGCGACTGGTTGCTGTTGATACAAGGCATTCCATTCACGGGTTCCGATTGTTTTCTTTATTTCTTGTAACGTTTCAAGTGGATATCGTTCTGGCCAAAGAGCTTCACCTCTTTTACGGCCAAGAATATCATTGTCTTCTTCGGCAATAGCAGGTAGACTTAACACAGTCCAATTTTCATGGGAATTTTCTTCAAGAAGATAACCAGCGAGATCATTGAAATGCCAGCGCGTGGTAATCAGAATTATTGCTCCACCTGGCATAAGCCTTGTATATGCGACCGATGAAAACCATTCGATTGCTTTCCGGCGCGAAATTTCAGATTCTGCATCTTCACGACCTTTTACCGGATCGTCTATAAGCAACAAATCAGCCCCACGGCCAGTTATAGCGCCTCCAATGCCGACTGAATAGTAATTCCCGCCCTGGTCTGTGGAAAACTTGTTCGCGCCTTTAGAATCTTTAGAAATATTACAATTTTCAAAAATACTATGATGCAATGGGTCAATCATTTGATTACGGACTTTGCGACCCATATCGCCGGCTCTATCAAATGAATAAGTTGTGGCAATAATTTGTTTTGAAGGATTACGGCCAAGATACCAAGCAGGAAAGAATTCAGAAACCTCCATAGTTTTACCTGATCTTGGAGCAATGAAAATCATAAGACGTTTTATTTGTCCGCGCTCGACTGCCATTAAATGGCCGGCAATCAATTGATGATGTGCTGCGAATTCGTATGAAGGCATTTGCAAAGCAATATAAGCAGGTAGCCAAGCGAATGCTGCTTGCTCAGGGGTCAATTTGTTGTTCACATTCTATTACCTTTTCTTCTGATTTGAAATCTAATCCTTTTGAAAACAAAGATCCTTGCGCAGCATCATTGAAAAGCTTATCGACAGCATCTTTTTGCTCTGAATTTATAATAACATTATTTTGCTGTACAACTTGCATTTTTGGATACAAATCAAGAAGACGGTTTATCATATCTATCAATTTGCGAGATTCCTCCATCCATCTTGATCCGGTACGTGGATCCCTATCAACACATAAATGAAGTTGTATATCACAAAAATCAATTCGTTCTTGTAAGTCTTTAATCCTGGTAGTGATTAAAACTGCATATTTATCACGTATTTCTGCATTAAAGTCTTTGCGAATATCCTTGATAAGCCTTCCGACAATAGGAGTAGTGCAACCTAAATGTTTTGCGATATCTTTATAAGATGCATCCGGATGCTCTTCGCAATACTCCATAATCTTTTTTTGTCTTACAATAACAGGAGTTGTTCTATTGATAATCGTTTTGTCTTTTTCTTTTTTATCTTTTTCAGTATATCGAATATGATCTAAATCTTTAAGGACTAATTCAAAATCAAGCTCAAGGGCTTCAGCTATTCCTTTTGGTGGAATATATGGATGTTTTCTATGAAAAAGTCTTATCCGATTTTGTCTTAAAAAACTCCTGGTACCACGTTCCTTTGCGTATTCATGCCATTTAATATATGCTTCTTC